GTCCACCGTGTCGGCGGTCAGGTCGATTAATACCTTGCCCCCGTATACCACTTTGTTAACGTGCTGCTCTGCCACTGCTGCCTCCTAGCCTATCGTGGCGGTCGTGCCGCCGGACTGATTGCTGACGAAGCCTATCGGGATGGGCTCCACGGTCACGTCCTCCTCCATGGAGCGCCCCGCCGTGGGGAGCGTGAGCCCCGCGACCGTGGGCGTCGCCGAGTACGGGCCGGCGTAGGGCGGGTGCGACGCGCCGTCGAGCACGCGCACCTGCGCCGAGAGGTCCATGCCTATGACGACGCTGCCGTGCACCTCCAGCGCCTCGCTCATATCTCGCCCCCCTTGATCACGTCCCTGACCTCGACGGAGGCTACCTCGGACGCTATCGCATGGCCGGCGGCGTCGCGGGCGCGGAGCTGCACCAGCGTCGGCCTCAGCCAGTCCATCGCGAGCGTCTGCGCCTGCGTGAGCGCGAGCGTGACGGAGCAGCCGGCGTCCGTGCGCTCGATGCCCATGGCGTCGCGCGCGAGGTCGGTCTCGGTCCCGCCGTTCTTCAAAGTCACCACCACGACCGGCCACGTGGCCGGGGACGACAGGTCGACGCCCGCCACCGAGAGCGTGACGCTCGGCGTCGTCCCCCTGTATATCTGTGCCATCTCGCCTCCTTCTCGGAGATGCATGAAGGGCCAGGACGGAGTAAACCGGCGCAAATCGTGCCGATTCTCGCAGAAATTTGCCGAAAACGGCAACGATTACGACGGATGCCACCTAGCTCGCGGGGCAGTCGATTACCTTGTCCCAGCCGCCGCGAGCCTGGACCATGCGGTCGAACCAGAGGTCGCTGCCGTAGCCGCTCATGTCGAGCCTCGGCACCGGCTCTCCGCACATGGCCTCGGACAGGATGTCGTCCGCCCTCGGCTGGTCGGCGTTGGAGTAGTGGAAAACCTTGTCTGCCGTGAGGCGGTACAGCCCGCCCGGGTGCCCCGCCGAGATTGCGTCCTGCGGGTTGACGATCACGCCCATTCCCTGTGCTGCCATCTCGTCTACCTCTTCCATGGTCGGTGTCTCGGGCTCCGCCTGGGGGGCGTCGCCGCTCGTGATGTAGTCGTGCAGCTCCCGCCACTTCGCGCCGCTGGGGTCTCCGCCGTTCGGCGCGTAGGGCGCGGGGCAGCACTTGCGCGGGTCAATCCACCTGCCGCCGATGTTGCGGTAGGCGTCGTAGCAGTCGTAGTGGCGTATGACGTGGGCTGCGTCGATGCCGTGCCGCGCCATGAGCGTGCGCACGAGCCAGCGCAGGCGCTCGCGCTCGCCCTGTGAGAAGTCCTCGCCGGCGCTGCACACCTCTACGCTGAGCGTGCGGAGGTTCGCCTGCCAGTTGCCCACCGCCCACGCCGTGTCGGAGTCGGCCACGCTCTGGACGATGGCCGACGAGTCCACGAAGTAGTGCGCGCTCGCGCCGCGGGCGCCGCCCGCGAAGTAGTGGCCGTTGTCGACCGCGCCTCCCGCCGCGCCCGTGTAGTGCACGACGATGTGGCCGATGGAGCAGCCCTGGCGGCCCCTGGTGTACGTCCGGCTACTCGCCGGGATGCCCTGGATGCTGTATCCCATCTTCCCCCTCCCGTAGGTCCTCGGTGGTCACGCTGCGGTGGAGGCAGCTCGGGCACGTCCACCAGCGCTGTGTGATGCCCTCGTGGCTGCGCTCCATGCCCAGCTCCTCGCGCATCTCCGCCCCGCAGAGCGGGCAGCGCGGGGCGCTATCCCTCGCCATTGCCGCCCCCGAGCTTAGCGACGCTCGCGCCGCCGCCAATCTCCGGGATACCCGCAGTCGACGTGAGCAGCGAGAGGATTGCCGCGAGGAGCGACGTGGAGCCCACCACGCGCCAGTCGACGCCTCCCATGGTGGTGGTGGCCCCGATGGCAGCGATTGCCGCCTGTGCTGCGGTCTTCACGGCGCGGACGGCTGCCGCCCTCGCCCAGTCCATGATCGTGTCCTGCATGTCTCTTCCTTTCTCCTAGTCCGTCCCGGCCGCCGAGCGCGCGTCGCAGCGCTGCTCGATGGCGGCGAGCCTCCTGTCGTGGTCCTCGATGCGCGTCTCGATGCGCGCCAGCTCGCGCGAGTGCTCCGTGAGCTGCCTCGACATCTCGCGCACGGTGTCGCGCGTCTCGCGGCTCATGTCGCTGATGCTGTCCAGCTTGTCCGTGACCACCTGCTGCTCTGCCGCGCGCGCGGCAGTCATGGCGTCAAGCCGGCGACGCTCGGACGACGAATCGCGCCTGAACGTCATGGCCATCCCGACGGCACCGATGATGGTCCCGCCGAGAGCCACCAGCTGCTCGAATGTGATTGAGTTCATCAGGCCGCCTACCATATGCAGATCCAGTTGATGCGCAGGCTCTGAGTGCTCGAGATGTCCGGGAGGCCGCTTGTGGTCTCGGCCATTACGTAGACCGCCTTGCCTCCGCATATCTCGCAGCCGCTCAGGGTCCCGTCGAAGGCGCCCCAGTCCCCGTTCATCGTGACCAGCGTCGGCGTGCCCGAGTCGTAGCAGCCGGTGGCTGCCTGGAACTCTGACCATGACTCGAAGAGCGTCACCCACGGCGCGCCGTGGCCGTGGCACACCTTCGAGCCCTGCGAGATGCGCAGGCCCCTCCGCGTGGCCAGGGCGGACTCCTTGTCGGCCAGACCGATGGTGCCCGACACCGTCATGTCCCCGTCCACATCGATGCCGCGCGACGGCGTGACCGACACGAAGTGGTACGCCCCGGACGACTTGTCGCGCGCCTCCATCACCGCGCCGCTGCCGATATCCTGCACCCAGCCCGCCGTGATGGCCGACTGCACGCCGCCGATGTCGCCGACTAGCGAGGAGGTCGCCCCGGAGACTTTCGCCGGTCCTGGCGACGACACCTGGAATCCGGTAACGGGGTCGCTCGACCCGGCGAGCGCGGTCGCGTACGTCTTGACCGCGTACTTTCCCCCTAGGAAGGTGACGCCGTCCCGCTGGAAGCTTGCCGTGACGTCCGTCCCGTCGCGCATGTCGACGGAGTTCGAGTCGACGTACACGTTCGAGCCGCCCGGGTTGCCCACGGTCACCGTCGACGCGTAGACGGGCGTGCTGCACACCTGCCAGTAGGTGCCGTCGTAGGTGAGCACCACGGCCTGTCCGTCCACCCAGTAGGCGCTCGCTGACCCGTTGGTGCGCAGCGGCCTGGCGCCGGTGCCGCCCACGTCGAGCGTCGGCGCCGACGCCGTGTTCGCGTGGGAGAAGACCACGGTGACGCTGGCGCCGGCGCGGAGCTCGAGCGAGCCGGACGCGAGGGTCGCCGCCTTCGCGGCCGTTGCGGCTTCGGTGTCGCACGTGGCCATGAGCATCCTGGTCCTGGAGAGCGTCGTGACCGTCCCGAGGAGGTCCGTCACGGCCGCGGGGTCCGCCGCCTGGGCGACGGTGACGGACGCGCGGTCGCTCTCCGCCGAGACGTTGTGGCCCTGGGTCCCGTCCGCGAGGCAGGCGTCGTCCTCCGCCGTCGCCCAGACCTCGACCGTCGCGGTCGTGGCCATCGGGACCGTCGAGACGATGCCCGCCTCGGTGAGCGTGCCGACGAGCTCGCTGGTGCCCTCGACGGACATGTAGAGCGAGACGTGGTCGAAGTCGTCGGGGACCCCGCCGTCGAGCTCGCCGCCCCACGCTATGTACACGACGCCCGCGCTCGACGCGCCCGCGACGCCAAGCGGCCTGCCGGGCGGCGTGAGGTCGCCGACGTGCGTCGCGATCGTCCTTCCGCCCGCCTGCGGGCCGATGACCGTCCGCGTTCCGTCGCCGTTGTCGTACGACGCCGTCCCGGACGGCGCCGTGCTCGGGAGCGACGCCAGGTCGTACGCCGCCACTGCTACGCGCGCGATGCGCTCGGCGTCGCCGACGAGCCCCTCGAGCCTGGTGTGTATCATCCGCCGTCACTCCAATCGTCCGCGGGTCATGCGTACGCCGGGTCCGCCACCACGTCGAAGGTGAGGGTGCAGTCCTCCGACTCGTCTCCCTCCATCTGCATGAGGCGCATGCGGTGCGCGCCGTCCGGGAGGGTGGGGAACCCCTCCGTCACGAGGTCGAGCATCTGGCCGGGCCACACGTCCCCGGGGGATATGCCGGCGGGGTCGCCGAGGTGCACGGTGCACTGGACCTGCGCCATCGGGGCCCTAACGGACTCGAGCCGCGCCCGCGCGTGGCCGGCGAGCGCCCCGACGTCCTCGTCGTCCGAGAGGGCGCAGGACTGCTCGACGAGCGGCCACGGGTCGTACGGGTCGTTGCAGAGCGACAGGTCCTCCGCCAGAGAGCAGAGCTGCGCCTCGTCCGACCCCGCGCCGGTGGCGTACACGCGCATGGTGGGCGCGGCGAAGGCCACCCTGACGTCCCGCGCCGTGCCGCCGCCGCGGAACGCGGCGATGGTGCGCACCGGCGAGTCCTGCCCGAGGTACGGCGCGCCGTCCGACCCCGCGCACATGAGCAGGCGCACGTGCGACTCGTCCGCCATGTATGGCCTGAGCTGGATGTCGGGTCCTCCGTCGGAGTTCGCCAGGGCCGTCCATATCCCCTTGCACGTGTTGTTCGCCACGTCGTGCCCGGGGTACGACGCGGAGTGGCCGCCCGCCTCGCCCTGGTACTGCCAGTCGATGGGGAGCGCCCCGCCCGGCTTGTAGTCCGTGCATGCCTGGCCCACGGCGCACGCGATGGCCCTGCGGGAGAGCCCCGCGTACGACATCCCGCCCTGCGTGGTCCCCGCCGGGTCCCCGTGGCCGAAGGCCCCCTCGCGCACGAGCACGCGCGATCCGAGCAGCGAGAGCGGGCTCACGAGGTCGAAGCTGGTGTCGTCCCAGGTGTCGGTGCGCGACCCTATGGCGCCGAAGACGACGGGCGAGAGCGTGCCGTCACGGTGCTCCCACGCGAGGGCGATGGCCCTCCTGTAGCTCGCGAGCATCCTCGAGCGCCCGTCCCTGTCGGCGGCGGGGACGGCCGACCACGGGACCTGCAGGCCGGTAGCCGCGCCCCCGCCAACGCTCCTGTTGCGCGTGGTCGACAGCGAGCAGTCCGAGACCGTGAGCGACCAGCGCAGGGACGGGATGTCGATCGGAGCCACGACCTGGCCGGTCATGGTGTCGCACACCAGGCACCTCCACGACATGCTAGGCCGCCCCCTCGTCCACGACCTGCAGGCGCTGCCCCGGCCACTGCTCCGTGCTGTACTTCATGAGGATGCGGTCGGCGGTGTCGCTTTTCTGCTCGTAGTCCATGCGCACCGCATGGCTGCCGGCTCCCACCACCTGGGTGTACGAGAGCCCCTGCACCACGCCGCAGTAGTCGTTCACCATGACCTCCGCGTTGTACACGTCCGAGCCGTCCACGACGAGGTGCACCACGACGCTGCCCATCGTGTGGCCGTTTGCGAACTTCCAGATTCCGTCGGCGCACATGCAGCCGACGGACATGCGGAAGGTGAGGAGCCGGGTCGTGGGCACGTAGACGCTGCCGCCGACCGCCGTCACGCGCGAGCGGAAGAAGTTGAGGTCGCTAGAGCTGTTGGTCCTGTTGACGTCGTCGAAGATGATGCCGCGCGAGCTCGCGTACGGGATGGCCATGGGCGCCCTGCCGTCACGCGTGGCGCCGGACGTGCTCGTGGCGCCGGCGGGGAGCCGCATGTAGGCGAGCGGCGTGGCGTACGTGGGGATGGGCGGGCGCGCGGGCGTCGCGGCTGGGGTCCCCTGCGTGACGCCGACGATCACGTGGTTGTCCGAGTCGCCCTGGTCGATGTCGTGCGACGTGACCCACACGGTGTCGATGCGTGGGTACCCGGCGGTGTTGCCGGAGACCATGGGGGTGGAGCCACCCGAGAAGTGCGCGATGGTGCGGCCGTCGCCCGATCCCTTGGAGCACACCGCCGTGCCGCTCGCGACCGAGTAGGAGAGCGAGCCCGTACCGGTGACGGCGAGGCCGTCCAGGATGCCCTCGTTGGCGAAGAGGGACGCGAGCGAGAGCCGCATCCCGAGTGGCGTGGTGCCGTCCGTCCCGGAGTTGCGCACGCCGAGTGCCACGTCTGCCATGTATGGTCCTCCTTGCTAGATATAGGTGTCCCACCACTCGACGGCCACGGTGCCCGTGCCGGTGCCCGTGAGGGCGAGCGTCGTGGATCCTCCCGCCGGGACGGAGGGGAAGTCCCTGCGCGAGAGCGCGCGCGACATGTCGACCCCGGCCACGGCGGCCGTCCTGCTGAGGCAGTCAAGTACAAGCGGCGTCCAGCCGACGTGCTCCGAGTACGAGACCTGGCCGCCAGTGGCCACGTCGGTGATGGTGAGCCAGTCGATGCTGCCGGATGCCGTGATGATCGGGTAAGCGACACTGGTCCCCGCGTTCCACATGGTCACGACGTTCCGCCCGCCGCCCGTGTCCGCGAAGGACAGCGGCCACTCGAGCCCGTGCGCGTTGGAATCAGACCACTCGAGCCCGCCCCCGCCGGTGCCCGGGACCATGTAGGCGCGGTGCGGCACGGAGCCGTAGCGCCTGGGGTCGGGGCAGACGATGGTGAGGGTGCCGGTCTGCGCCCTCGTACGGCGCACCTTGCCCCACTCGACCTCGACGTACCCCTCTGCCTGAGTCTCCTCGGCCCCGTCGCGCACGACGATGGGCACGATGCGGTGCGCGAGCGCGAGCAGCCGTCTTCTGTGTGCGGCCACCGCGTCCGAGTCCGGGCCAGCCGCCATTACGCCGATGGTGACGGTCCTCGCAGAATAGAGCACGGCGGACGGGTCGACGGGGAAGGCCCCGTCACCAGTGGCACGCTCCGAGAGCGACACCTTCGCTTGGGGGGTCTCGAACCAACCCTTGACGCCGGTGTCCCAGTCCACGTAGAGGCCGTCTGGGGTGCGCCCGTGTGTCTGGCCGTCTATGGTCACGCCACCGACGGTGACGGAGAAGGGACGGTATCCCACAGTCACACCCCCTGTGCCGCGCTCATGAGCGACCTCGCCACGATGGTACCGGCAACGTAGGCGTCCTCGCGCTCGTAGATGTTGTTGGTGACGTTCTGGATGACCGTGCGCCCGCCACCACCACCGATGCGACCGGCGACGCCCTCAGCGATCACGTCGGCGAAGGGCTGGCTATAGCGGCGGTTGGTGAGCGGCACGATGTGGGTGCCGTCGTAGTACTCCGCCCCCGCCTCGCCCACGAGGTCGTACGGCGTGACCATGGTCGGGCCTGTGTAGATTGCGCCGTCCGCGTGCGCGCGCACGCCGCCACGAGCGTTGAGCCTCACGCCCCCGGCGGCATTGCCGGTGACGGTGTGGATGACGGCGGTCCATGCGCCATTTGCGAGTGCCCCGAGCTTGTTGAGCAGCCCCTGCACGCCGGACGACGCCGCGTCCACGCCGCTCGTCGTGACGGTGGCCGTGTACGTACTCTCCACCATGCCGAGCTTCGAACGGAGGTCGCGGGCGTTGCCCGTCTCGGCCTGCGTGGTGCCGTTCGACGTGACATCGAAGCTCTTACTGGCAACCTCCGTGGCGCTCAGGTGGTCGACGCCCTCCTGCTCCACGCTGATGGTCCCGTCGTCGTTGACCGTGAAGCTCTTGCCATTGATGGTCATCGCGTCGAGGTCCCACACCTTGCCTGTCTCGTCGGTGATGGTCCCGTCGTCGTCGACGGTGAAGGTCTTCGGGTCGAGCCCGAGGGAGTTGAAGGTCTCCAGGATCTGCGTGAGCGTGCCCATGTCGCCGCCCGCGCTCTCCACGAGCCGCGCGAAGGCGTCAGAGCCCATGGCCGCGAGGGTGTCCGTGGATATGCCGGCGGATGCCGCTGCCCCGGCCAGCTCCTCGAGCGAGAAGCCGGTGTCCGAGAGCGCGTCCGCCCACCCGTCGGCGCTCGTCAGGAAGTCGCTCATGGCCTGCCCGGCGTCCGTGCACGCGACCTGCGCGAGGCCCATCTGCTCCGCCCACTCGGCGGTCTCCTCGTTTGCCGCGTCGAGCGACGCGTTGGCGTCGTCGAGCTTCCTCTTGTAGCCGTCGGTCTGCGCCGATATGGTGGCCGCCGCCCTGGCGGCCTCCTCGGTCGCCCCCGGGAGCTTCAGGGCGTCCTCGTAGTACCCCTGCCAGGCGTCGTCGTACTCCCTCTGGGCCGCCGTGGCGTTCTTCTGCATCTCCATCTGGTTCTTGAGCGCCTCGGTGTACAGCTCCTGCGTGGCGTTGACCCTGGCCTCCTCCTGCCTCTTCTTTATGAGGCCGTCTATCTCGTCCCTTAGGTCGACTATCGCGCCGCTCTGGTCCTCGTACTCGCCGGTGAGCACCTCGGCGGCGGTGTAGCTGGTGCCAAGCTCGTCGTTGAGTCCCTTGAGCGCCCACTCCAGGAGCGCCGTGTCCTCTGCGGACGCGCTCCCCTTGCCCGCCAGCCGGTCTATGACGTCCTGGTACTGCCCCAGCATCGAGATGCTGTCGTAGGCGTCGTCCCGGATGCCCGCCATCGCGTCGTTGTGCTCCTTGATGGCGCTCGTGAGCTCCTTGGTGTCCATGGCCGCGTCCTGCGCCACCCCGCCCCAGTCGGTGACGGAGCGGGAGCCGTCCGCGAGCTTCGAGGATGCGTCATCGGAGCTGTCGGCCATGTCCCCGAGCGAGTCGGCGAAGTCGCGGTCGGTCTTCCAGGCGTCGTACGCCTTGAGGCCGAGCGCCACCACGGCAGCCACGGCGAGGCCCACCCCGCCTGCCGCTAGCTTCCCGCTGACGCCGGTCACCTCGAGCGCGTCGCCGAGGTTCCCCATGACCTCGGTCGCCGACCTCAGCTTTCCGAAGGCGCTCACGGCCTTGCCGACGCCGCCAGCCACGGAGCCAATCGCGCTCACGGCCTTGCCGCCGACGGAGAGGAGCGGCCCTGCGGCAGCCGCCATGGCAGCGGCCTGGATGACCGCGCCCTGCTCCTCCTTGGACATGGAGGAGAAGGCCTTTGCCGCGCCCTCCACGACGTCTGTCACGGGCTTCGCCGCGTCCACCGCGTCGAGCGCGGCGTCCGCGAGCGGGCCGCCCACCTCCTCGGCGACGGCCGTCACGCGGTTCTTGAGCACCTCCGCCTTAGAGGCCAAGGACTCGTTGCGGTTGGACACCTCGCCCTGCAGCGCGGTGTTCTTCGACCACTCGTCGTTCGAGAGCGACACGGCCCGCGAGAGCAGGTCGGTGTTGCCGGCCAGGCGGCGCAGGAAGTCGCTTTGGCGCGTCTCGGTGATGCCGAGGCCATCCAGGATGACATTGAGGTCCTCGCCGGACGCCTTGGCGTCCGACATGCCCCTGACCACGGCCTCGAAGGTGCCCGTGGCGTCGGTCTGCCAGGCGCTCTTGAACTCGTCGACGGACATGTGGGCGAGGTCGGCCCACTGCTTGAGCTTGTCGCCGTTTGTCGAGACCTGCGTCCCGATCTCGTTGACCGTCTTGGAGAAGGCGGTGCCGCCAGCCTGCGCCTCCATGCCGAGCGAGGCCGTGGCGGCCGCGATGCCAAGGATGTCGGCCTGGCTCATGCCCGCCTGGGTGCCTGCGGATGCCATGCCCATGGACATGTCCGAGATCTTGCTCTCGGTCGTGGCCATGTTGTTGCCCAGCCCGACGATGGCCGAGGCATAGTTCTCGGCCTTGTCCTGCGCCATCCCGGTGATGTTGGCGAACTGTGCGAGGTTCGTGGCCGCTGTGTCGGCATCCATGTCGGTCGCGATGTCGAGGCCGGAGACTGTCTGGGCGAAGCTCTGCAGCTTGTCGTCATTCCACCCGAGCTGCGCCCCCAGGCCCTCGAGCGAGAGGATCGTGGAGGCGTCCACGGGCTGCGTCTTGGACAGCTCGACGGCGCTCTCCTTGAGGCTCTGGTACTGGTCCTCGGTGAGGTTGGTGGTCTTGCGCACGTCGGTGAGCGCGCTGTCGATGGTCACCGCCGAGCTGACGCAAGCGGTAGCCACGGTCGCGAGCGGGACGGTCACGCCCATTGTGAGCTTGCCGCCCACGGACGAGAGGCCGTCCCCCACCCCCTTGGCCACGGACTCGAAGCCCGACAGGCCGTCCGCCGCCTTGGCGAAGCCCGAGGCGGCGTAGGTGGCATCTACCAGCGCCTTCTGGTCGCGCTTGAGGTAGGCCTCTGCCTGCGCCAGCTCGCGCGAGACGCGCTGGTACGCGGCGCTCGTGGTGTCCCCGCTCTTCGCGAGGTCATCCTGCGCCTGCCTGAGCGTGTCGACGCGCTTCTTCGTGGCCTCGACCTTGCTGCCTGCGGCCTTGACCGCCTCGCCGAGCAGCTTCGGGGAGGTCGGGTCGAACTTGAGCGCGCCCTGCACGCTCCTGAGCTGCCCCTGGGCCTTCTTCGCCTCGGAGTTGACCTCCGCCAGCGCCGCCGTGAGTTTGGTGGAGTCGCCCTCGAAGGTGACGTAGAGTCCCTTGTACTCGGATGCCACTCTCGGACCCCCGTCCTCCGTGTGCGTCTTTGTCGTGCTAGAAGCTCGCGAGGGCCTCCCTCGCGTCTGCCGCAGTGCCAGCCACCTCCCCACCATCGCGCTCGCCCGGAGGTATCGCGTCAGCCTGCGCTATCGCCAGCAGACGATGGGAGTCGAGGGGACTCATGTGCCATGCGTCCGTGTACGGGACGCCCATGGAGAGCAGCGACGCCACCACGGCGTGCTCGGGCCACGCGATGCGCTCGGCCGTGGGCCCGGCGTCGCTTCCGGCGCTACCCCTCCTGGGCCTCGCCCTCGTCGGGCTCGACAGCGTCACCGAGTCCGTCTGGGAGCCGAAAAAAGGTGGTGTTCCCCAGCTCGAATACCTTGTTTGCCGTGGTAGCGACCTCGTAGAGGTTCGCCGGAGCGTGCTCGACGGAGGCGCGGAATGCCCTCCATGACGCCTTGGTGGATCCTGCCGCGCGGGCCATTGCCCAGATGGCGGCCAGGATGCGCGGGACCTCATCCCACTCCGGCCAGTCGACCCCGGCCGCGAGCACGCGCTGGCGGTCGGCCAGCAGGTCGTGTATGAGCCTGCCGGTGTACCTCCCCGCGTCCCTCTCGGCGTCACCGGTGAGCTCTTTGGAGTCGGCCTCGCGGAACTCGTCGGCGTAGACGCGGCACGCGAGGTTGCTCGCCTCCACCTCGTACTCGTGCCCGCCCACGGTCGCGGTCGTGCGATTGTCGTATGCGGTGTCTGCCATGGTCTTCTCTCCTTAGTCCGGTGCCACGGCGGGGGAGCCGCCCCACCTTGGAGAGGGGAGGCGCGGCGACGCCCCCGCCGTGGCGCTGTGACGCAAAGTGACGCGAAATGGCGCGAATTTTCGGAAAAAGGCACCACGGACAGCCCCGTCTATCGGGGCACCGTGGTGCCTGATTTCGACTTTCTGGAGCTTCCCCGCCTATGCGCCGGAGGTCGCCATCGTCATGAAGGGGACGGTGTCGAAGGCCTTCTCATAGCCGGCGTCGCCGGGCTCGAAGGTGACCATGGTCCGCTCCACGCCGTCGCTGCACTCGATCGGGGACGCCTTGAAGTTCGAGGTCTCGGCGTCCTCGTTGATGCCCGAGGACGTGTTCGTGGCCGCCGTGAGCGTGGGGGTGTCGGCGGTGTTGTTGAGCACCCACACGCGGTACGCGCCCTGGTCGCCGGTCGTCTCGAAGCCGAAGGCGAAGCTCTTCGCCACATCAGTCGGCCCCTCCACGAGCGCGCCGGTGGTCTCGTCCTTGGTCTGGCCGAGGACCTTGACGTAGAAGTCGCGCGCGAAGCGGGCGGCCTGCACGGTGAGCTCCTTGCCGCCGGCGCCGCTCGAGGTGAAGAAGTTGGGGTTGTCGTCAGCCGCGATGGACGAGGAGGACGAGCTGCCGTTGGCGATGGCCACGCTCTCCGCGCCCTCGTTCCGCCATGGCTTCTCGTACTTGCCGTCCGTGGGGACGGAGAAGAGCATGCGCTTCAGGCCGAAGCGCACCTTGGAGGATGCAGTCATGCTGCCTCCCTTCCGCCCGGCTAGGAGCCGAGCACGGTCACTGTGTAAGTGGTCTCGAGCACCCCGCCGCCGAGGGGGACGGAGCGCCGCACGAAGGTGGTCGGGACCGCCTGCAGGGCGGCCTCGATGCGGCCCTCGAGGGCCATGTCGCGCCCGCGCGTGTACACCTCGGCGGTGTACGGCGTGACGCGCTGGAAGTTGGTCCCGTCCGCCATCACGTCGGCGCTCGTGCCGGGCACGAGCAGCGCGTACGGGAGCGCGGGAGGCCCCTTCTCGTCGGACGGGTCCCACTGGACCTGCGCATACGGCAGGCCGGCGGCCCCGAGGACCGCGCAGAGGTCTGCGAGCGTCATACGTGAAGCCCCCTCAGCCTGTCCGCGCCCACCTCGTAGGCAGGCTCGATGTGCGGGTACGCCGGGACGCGCTCGCCGGTGTCCACGCCATTCACGAACTTCTCGTGGCCCTTCTCGAGGAGGTGCGTGAGCCCCGGCTTCTTTTTGTTGTGGACGGTCACCCTGACGTGGCCTATCTCGAACTCGGTCTCGTACCCCCATCCCGCCGCGTACTCGCCGGTGACGGCGGGCGTGAGCGCGCCGTTGCGCAGCTCGTCCGTGGTCGCGCGGGCCGCCGCCTGCACGTCCCTCCTGAGCTGCTCGTCGTCCTGCGTCACGACGTCCCCCGCGAGCGCCATGAGGGTGTCCGAGAATCCGTCTATCCTGACGGTCACGCTACCTGCCAAGCTGTGCCACCCCCCTTGCGCACGCGAGGGTCACCCACTCGCCGTCGCCCTCAGCGCCTGTCACCGCGTACGTCTCCCCACCCACGCGAAGCTCCCTCTCGCCGTCCCAGTCGAGAGCGCGCACGCGCACCGAGGCGGACGGCATGGGCGCGTCCCCCGTGGAGCGGCCCCACGAGGCGGCCAGGTACCTGACCGTGACCGCCGTCGGGGAGCGCACCGGGAGGCCGAGGGTGTCGTAGGACACCCCGCCCGGGAGCAGGTCGAGCGTGCCGTCCGAGGCGAGCTCCGTGAGGTACAGCCACGAGAGGCGGCCCTCGCGGTCGAGCCTGGTCACATCGTAGACCACGCCGCCGATGGCCACGCAGTCGGTCGTGGACACGCCTGCGGGCAGCTGCGCCCGGACCTTGCGGGAGATGCCGGAGGCCGCGTCGCCGAGGGCCGCCACGTCCGCCTGCCTGAGCTGGGACGTGGCGAAGGGCACCGTGGCCGCCAGCTCGTAGGCGCCTGGGCTCGACCAGTCCGCGCCGCGCACGCGCCACGCGTCACCGCGCCTGAGCACGGAGAGCACGCCGGAGGTGGCGGCGAAGACCTGTGCCTTAGCCTTGAGAGCCATCGCCGCCCCCGTCCTGCGCCGCCGCGGGCGCGGTCACCAGGGCGCGCGCCCACGACAGCTCCGCCGAGTAGTTGGCCCAGAAGTCGTCCAGGGCGTCGCTCCACTCGTACAGGCAGGCGTTGAGGAAGAGCGGCCACGCCGGCCCGTCGGAGGCGGAGAAGGCGTGGCCCTCCGGGTACCCGAGGCGCGCCGCGAGGGCGGGCGAGACGGACGCCACCACGTCCGCTATTCGGTCCTCGGTGGAGGCGTCCTCCCAGGTGACGTTGAGCTTGCGGCGCACAGCCGCAAGCGACGATTCATCGGCCATGCGCTACCACTCCCCCGCTGCTAGGCGCTAGCCTTGGTGGTCACGGTGCCCTTCACCTTGACGTTGACGTACGCGGGCTCAAGACCGCTGATGTCGAGCAGAATCGCGGAGGTGTTGTCCTCGGCGCGACCGAAGGCGTAGGAGACCTGCTTGAAGGTGCGGGTGTCGGCGGTGAACTGGAACTCGTCGGAGTACTCGATGCCGCGTGAGCCAGCGACGAACAGACCGTACTCGTTGGCGAGGGCGAGAATCGCGGTGCCGTCGGCGACGGCGGTGGAGGTGATGACGTTTGTCGGGAGCGGCAGGAGGTCGTTCACGTACACGCCGTTCACGTTCTGGACGGTGGTTGCGGGCATGACCTTCGTGAGGTAGTCGGTCGGCGAGCAGACGAGGATGAGGTTACTTCCGTCGGCGCGGAAGTCGATGGCCTTCTGCTTGCCCGCTTCGGTCTTCGCGAGCTGCGCGACGAGAGCTCCGTAGGTGGCTGGCTCGAAGTCGGTGACCTTGACTGCGTTCTTCTTCGGGTAGCCGGTGGAGGTGGAGACGGAGACGCCGTTGTGGATGTCGCGGTCGAGGCCGATGGGCTCGCCCTTGGCGCCCATGCCGTCGATGATGCCGTGCTCAAGACCGCAGGCCATGGCCTCGCCGAGGACGGCGCGGACGTATCCGTCCATCCACACGGGGCCAAGCTTCAGCATGTCAAGGGACACGACGGCGAAGCAGGAGAGCTTGGACTGCTTGATGTCGATGACCTCGAATGCGGAGGTGATCTCCTTCGTGATGGCGTCGCCGACGTTGCCCCACGCGGCCAGCTGCTCGGAGTGCCTGTTCTTAACCCACTCGGTGATGTATCCGGTGGTGACTACGGGGATGGCGGCGAGGAGCGGGTGCGTGAGCTGGATGTCCTTCATGACCTGCTCGAACACGGTGGTCGGCATGGCCTTGTCGGGCATGGCGGAGAAGTCGACCAGCGCCTGCTTGGGGTTGTTGGAGGACAGCGCCTCGATGACGCCGTTGTAGTAGGCGGTCTCGGCTGAGGTCAGCTGGCGGAAGCCGCGCTGCGCGAGGATCGCGGAGTCGTGGGACGCGACGGCCGTGCGATACTGCTCGGTCACATCCGCCGCAATGGAATCGCGAAGGCCTGCGACGGCCTGCTCCACCTTGGCGTCATCGCCGTCGCGGAAGGCGGCAGACAGGGCCTGAACGGCCTTCTTGGAGGAATCGTTGAGGTTGATAGGCATTTAAGCTCCTTGCTCTTCGTTTGCGATTGCCGAATAGCGCGCATAGCCGCCCTCGGGCAGTGTGGGCGCGGTTTCGGTGGTAGGCTCTGGCGCTTGCTCGGCGCTCTGCGCGGGCTGGGCGGCGCTCGCCTGCTCGGCGCGCTCGTCCATCAGCTCCACCACGCGCTGCGCGATGGCGTCCACGTCCACGACGGGCGCGGCCTGCTGCGGACTCTGCTCGCCCTTGCACATGAGCGCGAGGGCCACAGACTCGCGCGCGCTCTGCGTAGGCTCGGCATTGTCGGCATCGTCGGCGATGTCGGTCGCAAGCTTCCACTCGACGGCCTGCTCTGGGGAAACCCACGTCTCGGCGGACATAACCTCGTCCAGCTCTTCCGGCTCGATGCCGCCGGGCGCGAGGTACGCGGTTTTGCTCAGCTGGGAGATGACGTCCAAATCGTCGGCCTGCTTGCGCAGCGCCTTTGCGTTTCCGCCAGCGTTGGGGAAACTCGGCTCGTGCAGCATCAGCAGCGACGCGGAGTTCATGACGCGGCGCTCGCCTGCCATGAAAATCACGGACGCAATCGAGCACGCGAAGCCATCGCACACGGTGGTCACGTGCTTGCCGCTCTGACGCAGGGCATTGTAGATGGCAACGCCCTCAGCCACGTCCCCGCCGTAGGAGTTGATGTGCACCTCAATGTCGGTGACCTCTGGCGGGATGGCCGCGATGGCCTTGGACACGTCCAGCGCGTTGGTGGTGGTGCCATCCCCGTCATCGCCCATGAAGATGGCGAGCCAATCGGTCTGGGCAATGTCTCCGTAGATGGTCATCTGTGCCGTGGTTGACCTCACGTCGGTCGTGAGCTGCATGACGCGCGGGGCCTTATCTCTAGTCATTTCCATTCGTTTCACCCCCCGCCGCAGACTCGTTGTTCTTCGTACGCTGGTATTCGTCAGCCCAGGGCTCCGGGATGGGGTCCTGGCCGGTGAATCTGCGTATCTCGTTGGGGTTGTCGACCGTCGCGCCGACGAGCTTCGCGGCGGCGTCCGCCACCTGGAAGATGTCGACGTGTCGGATGTGCGTCGTGTCTACCGTCGCACGGGCGCCGCGCGCCCACTCGGCGCGCGTGTACGTCTTGCGCGTGATCTCCTCGGAGAGCATCCGCGCGATGGGGTCAACGCCGAAGGTGAGGAAGGCACCCATCGTCGCCTCGAAGTTGTTGACGTTGCCCTCCAGCAGCGACGCGGGCATGTGCATGCACGCGGCCACGACCGAGTACATGTCCCGGCGTATGCCGGTCACGTCCTGCGTCGCCTGGCCGGCGGTCTTGGAGACGTCCGCCGAGGCGCGCTCCATGGACTGGCCCTTGTAGAGCGGCATGATGCCGTCGTCAGAGCGGACGAACTCCCTCGTGGCGGTCTTGAGCTGCTGCTCGACGGCCTCCTGCTGCTCCTTGGTGCCAGTGGGCGGCCTGTCGAGGTGCATGAGCCACTTGCGGCCCATCCGGTCCCTCGTGGAGCCGATGACGGCCGCCGCGAGCCTGTCGTAGGCATCGTCGGACCTCCTCTGGAGGGCGCGCCAGCCGCCGCCGACGCCCCTCATGTCGAAGGCGTAGACGTCACCAGACTCGAGAGGCCGCCCCACGACCTCGCTCGACCCCTCCACGGAGAGGTTCCTGTACAGCGCGGGCATGCCTGGGCGCACCTCTGGCTCCGCGCCACCGTCCGCCACGTAGATGGACGTCTGCGAGCCGCGCCGCACGGGCACCACGACCGCGCGGCCGTCGTCCACGAGCAGCCGCCCCAGCAGGTCGGCCATCATCTCCGACCTCGACTGGTTGGGGTTCGGCGAGACGTTCCACAGCCACGCGCCGTCCGCCGTCGCGTCGGGCTCCCCTCCCTGGCCGTAGAAGCGGACGTCGCAGAGCTGCAGCGCCGAGATGACGTAGCCCGCCATGACCTGGCGGGCCTGCTCCATCCAGACGCACGCCTCGGCGGCGTCCGCCGTGGGGCCCGAGCCCGCGGCCCCCGTGTCCCCGATGACGTTGCCAAGCCAGTCGATGACCATCTGGCGGATTCCCACCGGCTACCTCCGATGCACATGGAAGGGGCCCCTCTCGGGGCCCCGTGCCTGCAATTGCGTTTTGTCGCTCAGCGCGCGTTGCACTCGATGCTTGTGGTGCACGTCGTCGCGAATGGCTGATTCGGCCTGTACGTGGTGATGGCCGGTGCCTGCTGCCGCGCAGACTCCTCCAGGAGCACCGCGCGGGCGGCCCACTCGCTGAGCGTCTCGGTCGACACCATGTGCGTCCCAGTGCCGTGCCCGCCGTCGCCGTCGCACCAGCCGATGGCGCGCATGATCGCGCGGCTCAGCGGCTCGTCACCCGTCTGTGCCATGTGTGCCTCCCATGAGCGCCTGCATCCGGCGCTCCCTGTCGCTGATGGTCCACCTGTGGGCTGCGGCCCTCTCGGCTGCGGCCCTCTCGGCTGCGGCCCTCTCGGCTGCGGCCCTCTCGGCTGCGGCCCTCTCGGACAGCAGTAGCCCGCCGCCGAAGACTGTCTTGCCGACGGCCCTCTGCGCGTCCATCGCTCCGATGCGGCAGCACTCGCCGCGGCGTATGCGCAGCGCCGTGTGGTGCGCGGCCATCCATTGCAGACGCGCGGCAGTGAGAACCTCGTCTGGGTACTCGTACTTCGGCAGCGTGACGGAGCCGCGGTGGCGCAGCTCGTCGCAGACGCGGTTTACCTCTTCGCCGAGGTCAGGCACGCTCTCTGCAACGAACTCGCTCGGCAGCGAGGTCACGAACGCAGTGCGCACCTGCGCGCCGTTATCGTATGTGATGTCGGCATCGCACAGCAGCACGTCGCAGCGCTCGTCGAACGAGCTGAACGCCGTCAGCGACGGGCAGAACAGGAAGAACGGCACGCCATGCGCGAGGTAGAAGCGCTTTATCTTGCTCAGAATCGAGAACGGCGGGTTGTCCACGACCACGCACCCTTCCTGGTAGTCGGCGTGCTCGTAGTCTCCGCCCGGGAAGAACGGACGCACGAACCGCGAGCGGTCCAGCCCCCAACGGCGCTCGACGTAGGCATCCACGACCTCCATGACCTCGGGCGGCGTGTAGCAGTCGTCCGTGGTCCTCTTGGGCTTGAACTTCTCGACGAAGCCGTCGTAGTCGAGGAAGGACTGCCTGCTCTGGCTCATCGCGGCCAGTCCATCGGGCTCTCGCGGTTGGCCATGAGCTCCGCCACCTCCGCCTCGGTCAGCTCCCAGGCGCGGTCGCGGTCGTGGGCGTGGCGCCGCGTGCGCGGCAGTCGCACCACGACGCCCCGCACCAGGAGCGCGCGGCGGAAGGCCCACGCCACCGTGGTGTCGTGCCATGCGGCCAGGTCGGCCATCTGCTGTAGGGTCATGCGGTCCCCCTACCACGTGATGGGGCTCGCGAAGACGAGCGGGCCCGCGTCCTCCGGTATCCAGTCGGCCACCACGAATGCGTGGACCATCGCCATGAAGGGGTCGGTCTTGCGCCCGTGGGGCTCGATCTTTCCGTACTTGAAGCAGTTGTTCGGCGCAGGCTCCAGCTTCGCGTTGTTGGTGGCCCACCGCATGAGCGGCGAGTCTCCCCACGCTATGGCGTGTCTGGCGAAGGCGGAGTCTATGACCGGCTGCACGCGCATCACGTCGCTCGGCCGCGTCAGCCACACCTGCTGGTCGTCGCCCCTTGCGTCCGGGTCGAGGCAGGCGTCCTCCACGACCGCGCGGCGCATGAGCGCGAAGCGGTAGGAGTCCATCGAGACTCCCCTGAGGTACGCGCCGAGCCCGTGGACGGTGCCCGAGATCCACCGCACCACGTCGTGCGGCGACACCTCCGGGGAGTCGACGATGGTGAGCTGCCCCATGGCCGCCCACTCCCCGAGCGGGGCCTTGACCTCGCCGGCGTCGGCGCTCCTGGCGCACCACCACGCGTGCGCCACGACCTGCCACTCGCCGTCCACGTGGAAGAGCAGGCACGCGCCCACCATGTCGGTGGTCTTGGCGTAGTCGATTCCCGCGACGCACGTCGCGCCGCGCAGCGCCTCCGGGTCGACGGGCCGCGACGCCGCCAGGAGGTTCTCCCAGCTCGTCACCTGCACGTCGGTCCTCCCCTGCGGGAGGTTGAAGCGCTTCGTGGGCACCGAGGTGTGCCTCTGGGGGTCGCGCCGCCACTCACGCACCTCGCGGCGGTACTCCTCCATGAGCGTGGGCGAGCGCAGCAGGCGCGGGCACGCCTTGGGCCACGTCGCCTCGTCGGCCGCCTCGTCCAGCGAGTCGAGGTGGCACATGAATGGGAGCAGCCCGCCGTCGGGCTCGGCCCCCGAGAGTATCGCGTGGGCGCGGTCCTTGAGGCCGTCGAGCGGCCCGTCGCGGACCATGCCGTCCGTCGTGGTCATGAGGCGGCGTGGGTGGTCCTTCTTGCCGAGGCCTCCCGTGAAGACCTCCATGGATGCGCCGTCCTCGTAGGCGTGGACCTCGTCGAACCACACGCAGCCGGAGCGCATGCCGTCCTTCGAGTCGGAGTTTCCGCTCCAGTACTTGAATCGGCTCTGCGTCTCGTCGTTCGTCAGCTCCAGCTTGTTCCACGTGAAGCCCTGCGAGAAGAGCGCGCGGTCGCCGTCGAGGATGCGGTAGAGGTCGTCGTAGCCTATGCGCGCCTGCGACTCGGTGGTCGCGCACACGTCCACGTCGTAGAAGCGTATGCCGTTCGCGGGTGACAGCATGCAGAAGGTGAGGTACGCCCCGAAGCCGGTCTTGCCGTAGCCGCGCCCCACGTAGAGCAGGAGGTCCGGCCAGCGCGGGAAGTAGCCCTCGCGGAAGGTGCAGAGCCACAGGGCCACGAGGAATCGCTCGTCGCTCGAGAGCTCGAAGGGGAAGTACCTCTGGTAGCCCATGTAGCGCGCGAGGCGCTCCCGGTCCACCCACAGGCGCTCGGTCGCGAAGGCCTCGCGCACGTGGGCGCAGAGCGCCCGCATGTCCGCGCACGCGGGCACGTGCCCTCCCTCCACGTCGCGCAGCCACCCCGATATCTCGGGTACGGCTATCCGCTTGTGCGTCGAGTACCTGGGGGTCCGCACATCACAGCTCCAGCCTCTCGCCGCCCTGGGCGGCGTCGTCGTCCCTGCGCGCCCTGCCGTGCGACGCCACCGGGTCGTACCCCATGCGCGTCCGGGCGTACATGTCCATCGCCTTCGAGTTCCCGCCGCACGCGGCCTCGAAGAGCGCCTTGTTGAACATCGCGTGGCCGACCGTCTGGAAGCGCCGCGCGGTGTCCTCGAAGCCCCTCCCGAAGGCCTTGCGGCACAGCCGGTCGAGGTCTGCGGGCTCGCACCCGGTCACGGCGCACACCTCGTCCGCGCCGCTGCCGCTCGTGAGCAGCCCCCTGACGTTCTCCGCGTCCTCCTCGGACCAGGCGGCCCTAGAACGGGATGTCGTCATAGAGCGTCCCCGTGTCCCTCTTCTTGGACTTCCTCTTCTTCTTGCGCCTCTCGGAGCGCTCCTTGGCCTTGGTGCGGCCCTTGCGTCCGCCGCCTCCGCCGTGCCCGCTTCCCGAAGCCATGCGGCACCTCCAAGCTAGTCCGCTATCGCTCCCCACAGGCGGCCCCCGCGCACCGGCCTCGGGTACGGCTGGTCGCGGTTGATCGTCGAGTAGGCCGCGAAGACGCGGTCCGCGAAGCCCTCCACGAAGGCGTAGAGGCCGTCGTCGCACTCGACGCGCACCTGCTCGACGTTTCTCGAGCTGCGCAGGTTCGCGCTGCCGTCCATCACGAGGTGGTGGCCGGAGAGCGTCTCCATGGTCACGATCTTGGTGTGTATCGACGCGAAGGCCACGTCGAGGTCGAGCCCCGGCACGTCGAGCCGCTCGTACAGGTACGGGACGAGCTGACCGGGCCTGTGCTCGTGCCCCCAGAAGTAGACGGAGAGCACGATGCGCAGGCGCTCCAGGCGGCCGCCCATCATGTCCACCACGTTCCGCAGCGAGTCGACGTTCTCCTCGCTCATGGAGAGCGTCTGGACCGTCATTGAGCGCGGTGCGGCCTTGCGTCGCTCTATCATCGCCTCGAGGACGTCGCCGAAGACGAAGTTGCCCGAGACGAACGCGAAGGCGCGGTAGCCGTCGCGCAGCTCCAGGCCGTCCACGAAGTCGCACGCGTGCTCGTAGGAGACCTCCCCGAGCACGTTGTCGTAGACCCTCGGCCTGTCGTAGCGCGTGGTCTCGAGGCCGTCGTCGGCACCGCCACGCTCCACGTCCGATAGCGAGAAGTCGAGGTCTGCCTCCACGCCCCCGAAGTCGAGGGCGGGAACCGAGAAGTCGGCCAAGGCGTGCCCCCAATCGGCGGGAAAAAGAAAAAAGCGCCCAGCCGCTCGGAATCCGAGGCTTGGGCGCCGGTCGGAAGGGTTTTCGACAAAACGGCGTTTTGTCCCCCGGGGGGATGCCCCGTATTGTCGAAAACCCGGCGATTACTGTCGAAAACTTGACGGTTAATGTCGAAAACCTACCACCGCTCGTCCGTGAGCGGCCGTGGCCTGGGTGCCGTGCCCGCCCCGCACCTGCCGTGGGCCACGTCGTGCCCGAGGTGCGAGAGCGGGATGAGGTTGCGGATCACCCGCCCGCCCCCGTCGACGGCCCACTCGCTGAGCGCCCACTCCGGGTGCTCCGAGACGCGCATCACGTGGTGCACGCACGTGGCCGGGACGTAGCGCGCGGGGGAGAGCGACAGCTCGTAGAGGCTCGCCCCGTGCGCCTCGTCGATGACCCTGCGCCTGAGCGCGAGCCACCGCGCCGAGTCGTAGAGGCGCTTGCGCCCCGCCCGCCCCGCCTGGGCGCGCACCCACTCCGCCAGGCGCCAGTCCGGGGCCGGCGGCATGGCCGGGGGCGGCCCGAAGGCGTCGCCCACCCAGGAGAGCTCGACGGGCTCCACGCGCACGGCACCACGCCCCCACACGAACGCGGCGCCCACGGGACCTGGTCCCACGGGCGCCGCGCGAAATCCAACGATGCCACTATCTCACGAAACCGCGCGCATGGGGCCGCAACACCATGCACGACCCCGCAGGACCCTGCACGGCCTTGCACGGTCACCCCTCGGCGTCCCCCATGCCGTCCGCCACCCTGCGCCAGCCGTAGCCGTCCACGACGTCCAGCGCGGCCGCCGTGGCCTCGATGCACCACCGCTCGCTCATGCCCACGTGGCGAGACACCGCCGCCCACGAGACGCCGCCGCAGTAGCGCCACCAGAGCGCGTCCGCCGTGGCCGGCCCGAGCAGCGCGCACACCCCGCCGCGCCCGTCCTGGCCCGTGCCGTAGATCACGCCGCACGCGAGGTCGATGAGCGCGTAGTCCTCGTCCAGCCGCCGCCTGGTCCTCGCCTCCTGGTCGAGGAAGCGGTCCACCGGCGCCATCGGGTCCGACGCGCCCCCGCGCCCGCCGGGCGCCCCGGTCGTGGCGTGGCCCCTGAGCCCGCACGCGGCCGCCGCGCGCCCGAGGTCCCGGCCTATCCGCTCCGCGTCCACCGCCGCCTCGCGGGCGGCCTCGAAGAGGTCCGACGCGCTCTGGTACTCGTACAAGCACACCACCCCAATCACGGCACCCAATTGATGCCCACGAGAGACCACAGAATCGCGCGTGCGGCCACGCTGGACTCCGGTGCGGGCGAATGCCCACGACGCCACATGCGTGGCCGCAGAATGGCTCACAATGGCTCGACCCGCACCCATATGCCCGCCGGGTCGCTCCACGCCTTGGCGAGCGACAGCTGGACGATGAGGCGGTCGTCCTCGACGAGCCCGCACCTGACCATGCAGTCCCCCAGCGTCTTGAAGGTATTGTCCAGGTCCGGCACGTCGTCCATCGGCGACCCCTGCGCGTGCCTGCCGCGCGTGGGGAAGCACAGCCGCACGCTCACGCGCACGGGCCCCCGGACGGGCTCCTCCGGCGCGATGTGCCGCAGCCTCGCGCAGATGGCGTCCTCGGCCTCGCGCAGCCGGTCGGACTTGCCCACGAAGCTCCTGCCCCCGCGCCCGCGCCGCACCACCAGGTCGTTGTGCGTGACCGTCGGGGGCTCCATCGCGAGGAAGCCCTGCACCACGCCCGCCGTCATCGCTGCCCCCAATCCGTGTCCATGTGCCGCCTGCACCACTCTATGAGCAGCCGCGTGCCGTCGGCCATGCCCTCGGCGTAGCCGTCCAGCCGCGCGGCCACGGCGAGCGCGGCGGCGGCGATGCAGACGAAGAACACCACCCAGCCCGTCACTCGGCACCATCCCCCCCGACGAAGCGCGCGAACCTCTTCAGCCCGTCGAGGCTGATCCATATGTATCCTTTATCCATGTGCAGCTTGTACCGATTCGCGTATGCGCGGCACGCGAACGCGCGCGCCACCGGGTGGAGCACGGTCATTCCACCGCGAGCGGAGCACTCCCACACGCCGGGGACGCAAGGCGTGGGCCCGGGCACGAACCTCGCATGCACGCAGTTCTCGCACCTACGCATCGTTGCCTCCCGTCGCGCACAGGTGCCCCACGACGCGCATGACGCACTCCATCGCGTGCCCCTCGCTGTGGCGGGTGTTGCGCGCCACGATGGCGGCCACCGCACACGCGTAGAGCAGGAACGCCGCGCGGTCCCGGAAGCCCGTCACCTGCTCTGGTGCCCTAATCTCGCGAGCCATCGTGCCTCCTCTCGCCCCAGGCGCAGTAGCCGTTCGGCCACGTGACGCAGAGGTGTCGTGCGCACTCGTAGTGCCACGTGGGCCCGATGATGTAACCCTTGACGTAGTACGAGATGCAGTCAGAGCAGTCTTTGCAGCGGACAATCTTGCCCGTGGTCCTTGCGTCCAGGATGCCGTCCGTGGTGTCCACGATGTACTCGTCCATCAGCGCTCGCCCCCGCTCGTGACGCGGGCGCCGCAGTGCGGGCAGAATCTGGGAGGCTCTGCCGACCCATCGCAGTTGCGCTCGACGATGGCCTCGTGCCCACACCTCTTGCATACGAAGCCAGACACGACGCGAACCATGAATTCGTCGTTGTCCGGCACCTCCATGACCTCACACGTCGGGTCTATGAGGTCGTACATCACATCAGCAGGAAGTTGTAGCGGGTCTTTGCCTTTGTGTTCGGCCTTCGCCAACTCAAGCGGATACGCTCTCAGCCTCGCCGCCACCTCGCGGCGCTCGTCGCTAGTCGGTGTCATCTCTTCCTCCCCCACTCCGCCTTCATCCACGCGCGCGCCGCGGCAGCATCCACGCCGGCCTCCCGCGCGAGCCGCACCGCCACCCAGCCACGGTCCGTCATGTCCGCGCCGTCGCGCGCCATGCGCCACAGCGCCGCCGCCAGGGCCCTGCGCTCCGCC